CACGTATTGAAAATAACTTTCTTCCAAGCCTATCTGTCTCTTAAAGTTGTGACCTACTCTCGATAAGGGCAAAGCCCCTATTAAGTTCGGTTAAACTTTTTAGAGGGCTAGGCCCGACGACACCGATAATTAAATCTGTCGCACACTAGAGTCACTCTAGTGATTTCTCTTTTCCAACATGAAAAGAAATTGATAAATATTTATAGACATTACTGTCTTTTTTAAACACCTAAGTAGGCGTTGCATATTGGTATACAATGGGAATACCAGTAAAGAAATACATTGAAAAATCCTCACCAGCTGAAACCCATTGCTGGAATGCCATAATGTCTCTACCGTCAACAGCATTTGCAGCGTCAACACTACTAACTGCAACCATCTTAACAGTATTACAATCCAAAGATGGAGTTGTAATTATTCTAGAATAATTGAATCTGTCAGCATTGTAATATGGTAGTTCCACTTCAACGGTATTATTAATTACTGTTCCTGTAGTAGCAGCACCATTAAAGGTATCCTGAGTTTGCGATAAAGTAGTAAGATTAACTGGATTTATATTACCATTAGTTAAAGTGGTAATTATTCCAATATCATTTTCCTGATAAGGTTGCCTTGTTACAACTGGCAAACCCATGTTTCCCGGTGAATGGAAAACATATTTGTGTCTCATGGATCCCCTAAAACCCGCATAAACTGGTAAAAACCAATTAATTGGATTATTATGCACTTTATTAAAATTCCTGGGTAAATCCGAAGAATCTAATCCATTCACATCATAACCTCTATAAAAAGGTAGTGCTTTAGTATTAAAATATCGGTAAATAGCAGCTAATCCAGTAACTTTTGCATCTGCCCAGTATCTAGTCATAGTATATCGCTTAACTAATTCTCTAATACTTGTAATATTTTCTCCAAAAAATACATTCATAGTTTCGTCCGATTCTGGACGTTCACTAGCTATAGTATCTAATTTGGTTGCCGCTAAAGGCTCATCAATATTATCTTGAGCTATAATTCCACTTTGTGATTC